TAGGCTATCTCGTCATTGATGACGTTGAATTCTTTCATGCCAGCCCAAGGCATGATTTCATCAAAGGGGCTTGAGCCGTCAGTCGCACCGACGCCGGGTATGGGGTCATCGAACAGAGCCGCTTCACCCAGACGAGAAAACTGTGTGCTCGAACCTCCTGCCCAGCTCACGCCGTAGCTCCTTGCCGTGCAGGGCTTAAGCACATTCGACCTTGCGCCGAGAAGAATACCGCTCATGTTAAATCTCTCCTCTCGTTTTCAGTTCATAGAAGACGGTCAGGTTGATGGTGGGAATTTCTTTCGCCTGTACCGCAAAGTTGGTATCAGCAATTGCCAGCTCATAAAAGCCGTGCTTGGAAAGCCAGTCGTATGTGGCTGCATCGGCGGCAGTCACCACAACATCCTGCTCAGCCGGGTCGAAGTCAGGCGGTACGATATCGCAGGCGTACCAGTATTCCTCTTTGGCATCAGGTGCCTGCTGGTACCATGCTGCCGGATCAAGAGTAACACAATACTGTTCGCCGGAGCCGCCGCCCCCGCCGCCGACAAGATAAAGAACGCTGCCGCTCAGGAAACCGATAACCACACTGCCGGCAACGAAGAATTTGTTACCAGGAGCTTTACCGCTGGGCAGAAGCACCGTCACAGCGGCGCCATTGATGGTGAAGGTGTCGTTTTTCTGGAACAGGTCTGTTGCGACGAACTTGATGTTATTGCCGCCGCCCATCAGAGTGAGGGAATGATTGGTGCCTGCTTTTTCATGGGTATATGTTGAAAAGCCGGTCTTGCGAACTTCCTCAATGGTTTCTTCCATCGAGGCTTCAAGGTCTTCCACTGCCTGGTTAACCTTGTCCTCCATTGCATCAATCTCGTTCTGCAGATGCCCGGCAACATCACCGTCAAGGACATACTGGACTGTGGCAAACCATTCCTCAAAGCTCGCTTTGGACGCGGCCTCAAACTCATCCATTGAAGCATCAAGGCTGTCATATCTGGACTGGCCAAGCTCGTGGTAGTAGTCGTACTCGTCTTCGATGCGTTTTTCATATTCAGCAAAGAACGCATCAAACTGAGTTGTGAGGGAGCTGAAATCAAACTGCTCAATGAGAGCATGGACAAAGCCACACAGTCCACTATCCGGCCTGCGGTCAGTGATGTTGGACTGTACGATGGAGGTAACGCCCGCTCCAACATAAATGTCTGCCAGAGCAAGCTCGTAAATTTCCGCATCCCGAGTGAGAGCAGGTGCAACAGGGGTAGTGGCCGGAGCGCCCTGCAGAACTGCAACAGTAATGTTGCGGTCAAGCAGGCTCCAGCGGACTACCACGCGGTCAATGCGGTTGTAAATACCGTCTGCAACGGCAAGGGTCTTGATGAGGTCTGTAGTGTTCTGATAGCGATAGCCGTTGACAAAGGAAATGCCCGGCTTTATGGAGATGCCCATGCCGGTATTTATCATTACCTGAAGGTTGTCGGACGGCTCCGCGAAAACGCCGTTGGAAATGAAGGAGGCGAAATACGCCGCCCAATCCTCGGCAGAATATCTACGGTCTTTGGAGACCGAGTTGAAGAAGCTGCTTTTTTCCATATTAGCCTCCTGTCATAGTTTTAATCTGCTTGTACAAGCTGGGGATAGCCTCACCGAAGATGATTTCGAGGCTCTCTCCTTTTACCTCGTATCCCTCGGTAACTTCCGTGATACGGGCGTCAATGCGAACATTCCACTTTTTGTTGAAGCATGTCACGCGGTCGCCAAGGTCGAAGTCTTTTCTGTAGACAAGGTTGGCACCAACATTTATCTCAGAGGAGAAAGACTGGGAAATCGGATACTGTTCGAGCTTCTCTGCGCCCCTGTCTCTCAACGCCCGGCAATACTCGTCCAGGCTCATGGTAATTTCCTTGTCGTTTTCGTCTGTGTAGGTCTGCTTGATGTCCCCGCCAGATACATGCAGCTCATTCCGATTAAGCCCGGAGTTCTCATCGTTGACTATCACCGTTTCAAAGCTCTCGTCTTCCCTTGTTTCGCCGGTAACATAGGCGGTGTTCCTGTATTTCTCGGTGGATTTCGTGTACTCCTGTCCGAGTACATTGTCGTACTCCTGAGAGAAGATGCAGGGTGGATTGCCGGAGTTGTTGTTCTCGGTGCAGTCCACACCCTTATACGTGGAGAAAGCATGCAGGCCCGTGGCACGGTCGGTTGTGATGCGAAAACCTATCTTCGAGCCTTGCGCAAGGTCGATGATAGCATCAAGGGCATTGTCGTAAATCTCGGAGGTGTAAAGGATCTCCGAGCCATCAATAACCGCATCATCTGCCATTGAAAGATTTGGGAGCTGCCGGGCGGCCGAAGTCGTGACACAGTTCTCATCCACAATGCGGCGTATGAGGTTCTGAGCTGTTGCCGATACATTCAGCAGCTGCTTTTCAATAACCCGCTTGTTTATCCACTGCGTTATGAACTTGCCCTGTACCTCGATGACCTCAAAGCCCTCGAGGTTTTTGCTTATGTCCACATACTTGATTTCTGCCGCTTCGGTATCTCCGTGCTTGATGATGATGTTATCTTCCTTGAGCAGTTGATTGTGGGTGTCGTTGAAAGGTACCAGGAGCTTGAAATTGCCAGGCTCCCAATATTTGCGAGTCCAAAGGAGGCTTGTGATTTCTTCGATTACGCCCAGCATTTCCATTTGAGGGGAATATACATATAGCTGCATGATTACACCCCCAAATAGAGATTGCTGTGCTTGATGGTGACGTTGAGGTTGTCCTCACCCAGTGCCGCATAGTAGCGGTAGGGGTTGTCGCCAATTTCCAGCTGAAGGTAGGTAGACTGAATATCCAGATATCGGAAGATATCCTGTACCTCGCCGCTGAGGTTTTTGAAAGTAACCGACTTTTCGCCATAGCCGGTCTTCACCGTGATTTCCTCTCCGGCCTCCATGTCCATGTTAATCTGCAAAAACTCCTGAGAGTTGATGTTTATAAGGCCGGGGTTTGAAACCGAGCCCTGAGCCGTGAATGTGATGGTCAGGCCCGTGGTGGCGTCGCCGGTATTTTCAATATTCGTGATGAGGTTGGGCAGACGATAGCCCACTTCCCACTGCGGATCCTCCTCACTGTTCGTAAGCTGCAGGCCGTCAACGCTGTCAAACTCCATGCCGCCTATCCATGTAGCAATCTGCGTGTAGGTTTCGGCCTCATCTGTCCAGAAAGGATTAAGGCACAGGAGATTGATTACAAAGCGCTGCCAGCCGCCATCCACATCGAAGTGAGGAGCGGAATTGACGCGGCATTTTATCTGCCGCTTGAAGTTGTCGTGCTGATATATCAGCGTACAGGCGTAGGTAGGGTTAAGAGCGTGATTGAGCTGATGCCGGTATTCCCGGACGACAGCTTTATCACGCTCTTTGATATGCCCGACTATTTCAATGTCTCGGCTTGCGATATGGTAGCCGAGGTATGTACCGCCTGCCTGGTTTATGCCGGAGGTGGAAAAGATTTCGTTCTCCACATCACTCAGGCCGGATACATCCTTGGAAATGTTTGTATGAAAGACTGATTTGACAGAGAATTCAATGGACGCGCCATTTTCATTTGTCAGTATCAGCTTTTCGACGTGTTTACTTCTCATGGCTTCACCTGCTCAATTCTCTGGCGATTTCCTGCATTCGGCGCTTGGCTTCTCTCTGCTGACCGGCGTAGCTGGTGTCCTCTGCGTGGATGTGCTGAGTGACATTTACATTTACCTCGGGTTTACGCTCAGCAACCTTGTTCAGCGCATCAGCCAGTCGGCTATCATTTCCACCATTCAGTGCCCGGAACACAGGGTCAGGCATTTCAGGGATTTCAGGCGCCTTGACCTCAACCGAGGTCACCTTGCGCATGGTGTCCTTCATCTGTTCGATTACCTTGCCCTCGAGTTCGTCTATACCGATGATTACACCTTCATCGAGGTCGCGGCCGAGCTGCATGGTTTTCTTTGACGGAGAATTCGACTGCGCCTCGGCCTTTGCAGCTGCAATAGCGTTTCGGACCATTGCCGCGGCTTCCTGAGCGACCTGCCACGCGCGAGCTCTGACGCCAACGGCCGCGCCATCTCCGATGGCAGAGCCTACGGAATAGCCGGCGCTGTATGCTTCGGCGGTATAGCCTCTAACCGCCTGCATAGCATCAGACAGAGCCGTGTTCGCAGAATCGGAAATGGTATCAATTTCCGCCTTAAATCCCTCTGCAGACTGAGTGCCTATGTCAGTGACAGAGGCGGCGATGGTTTCTCCAGAAGAAGCAATTACCTCCTCGGTAGCTGCCATTTCCTCTGTTGCTGCGTCACTCATGCCCTGAACGCCATTTGTAAATCCTTCAGTCAGTCCCTCTCCGCTTGTCTCGCCAAGACTTTCAAAAGCCTCGCCAGTTCGCTCTACTCCTTCAGCAGCTTCTTGGGCGGATTCGCCCATTCCGGACATATCCTCCTGCAATATTGCAAGCCGTTCTTCGTAGGCTTCTACTCCAGCCTGGCTTTCATTAAGGGTTTCAGTCAAATCAGCGATAGCTCTGCCAGCATCTTTTTCGTCAGAACTCAAACCTTTTGCCGAGGCAATAAGGTTTTGCTGGGCTGTATCTAATGCAGCCTGTGCAGCTTCCACATCCCAGTATGTTGAAGTGGAGTCTTTCTGCACCGCGTCCATTTCTGCCTGAGCATCTCTTACAGCCA